ATGGAAGGAGAAGAAGGAATGGCACCTGAAGAAGGTGGTATGGAAGGAGAAGTTCTCCCACCTGCAGGAGGTGAGATGGCTGAAATGATGTCCTTTAAAGATGCTTTGATGACTAAAATCCCAAGTGTTTACGGTTCTAATATAGGTAAAAAGATGGGATTTGAAGAAGAAGAAGATGAGTTTGATATGGAAGATTTTGACGACGATGATATGTCAATTCACGTATGTACACATTGTCAAGGTTTAGGAATGGATGATTTAACAGGTGATGACTGTGAATGGTGTGGTGGTTCTGGAGAAGAAGGTGCGACACATAGAAAAAGTAGAGGAGCAAGAAAACACTTTACACACGGTACATTTAGTGAGTCAACAATTGACAACATCATAACAAAATATTTTGATGTTGAGGAAAACGATAAAAAACTTAACGAGTCTATAAATAACACAAGAGTTAATTTAAATGAAATTAAATCTGAAATTCGTAGATTGTCTCAAAATATTTCTCAAGAAAGAGCGGCAATTAAATTTTTGAGTGAAAATAAAAACTCTGAATTGATAGGGTTGACTAATAAGAAAAATTTAATTTTTAGACTTAATAAAGAAGATTATAAAATAACACCAACAGGAAGAATCCGATGAACAAATTGATTTATATCAATGGTTTAGGTCCAAACTATAAAGGTGATAATATTTATGAATTTATATTTTCTGAAACTTTAGATGTTTGGGGTGAAAATTGGGAATCAAAACCAGCAAATGGTTACCCACTCCCACCTGATATAGAATACGTTAAAAAAGTTGGTATATTAAGAAATGGAGAAATAACATTGGAATTGGTACAAGATTCCGATGTTTTTTCCGTTATAGACGCAACTGATGATGTTATTGCATTGGGTTGGGAAAAAGAGGCAGAAAATTTGGATTTTTCCATAATTAAACGTTTAGTTTTTAAATTTGGACAAACCGAAGAAGAAGTAAAAAATAAATTATATGAACGAGACATCGTTCTTGAATTTGAAAAAAAAGTAGTATATGAGAACTAAAAATCCGGCTTTAGTATTATTGGAAAACGGGATACATTTTTCAACGTTGGTTGATATGTCTGAAAAACAAATTAGAGTTTTATCTGAAAAGTTTAATAAGAGTGAAACTAAAGAACAGGTTACAAAGGCAACCACAACCACATATACAATACCGTCAAACACGGCAAAAACAACCGGTGCTGACATAGGTAATATGAATATAAAAGTGGAACCAACTGGGGTTGTTAAAGCAACTGAAATTAAAGAAAAATTTGAATCAAAGGCACAACAAGGTTTGTTTTGGGCTCGTTGTAATAAGTGTTCAGATAAAAACTGTAAATGGTGTAAAATGGCTAAAGAATTTTCTGATAGTACAAGTAAAAAAGACTATGAAAAAATGCCAAAAAAGAAACATCCAGAAAAAACTGTTAAATACAAAAAGAAAGTTTCTGAAAGTCAATACGAAAGAGAATTGGAAAATATCATTCTTGAGATGTTAAGTAAACACATTAATCCAAACATAACAAACTCTAAAAAACGTTTGTCCGAAAAAAAGGATTCAATGATTTTGAGAAACCCAAAAAAAATGAGTATGTTTTCAGATGAATCTGGAATTGAAATGAAAACAATGGATAAGCCAATCGGAAAATTGTACTCTATGGGAAAATCTTCTATGGAAGAAAATGATACTAAAGAAAAGGAAAGGACTAAGGAAAAAGAACCTGGGACAAAAAATCCACCTAAAAGAAGAGGAAACCCTTTCAAAAATCCAAATCCTGGTGTGAAGGAAAGTCCAAGAGGAAATAAAGAAGAAATGAAACAGGACTTCATCAAATGGATTAAACAAGCATTATCATAAAAAAATGGGAAATAGAGAATTAGAAAGACTTATTAGGAAAATCGTAAAAGAAGCCCCTATTGATTATGGGAATTATCCTGAAAGAATGGATCCAAGATCAGAAAGAAAAGTTTCTGACCCTGAAAGTATATACGCAAAAACAAGAGCATTTAAAGGTCCTGAGAATGTTGAAAAAATGGCAGGAACAAGATTTAAAGAAATTGTTGATTACGTTAAACGATATTATGGTACTAATCAAAATTTAACTAACCCACAAGTAAAAAGTGCAATACAAATAGAACAAATGGGTGCGGTTAGACAAGCAATGATGATAGAGAGTTCCAAAAAGAGCGAACTCAAAGATTTAGCTGTTGAGATTGCGGCAAAAGAAGAGGGTTGGTTACCATACTCACTAACAATTGAAGAAGCGAAAGAGGAAGGTGTTATTACCGTAAATGCTATTCAAGGAGGAGGAACAAAATATGGTTTTGAGTTTATTAATGTTGAGGCATTTCTTAATGAGAAGAAAATCAATCCAAATAAATTTAAAATGGAATCAGGAAAATTACCTAAACTGGAATTACCTAAAAACTTTTCATTTGACATTGACGAATTAACACCGGAAGAACAAAGACAATTAGAGATAGAAAAACGTCACGTTATTAACGCGTTAATTCAAGGTAGAGGTAAACGAGGACAATTTAGTTATCAAGCATTCAAAGAAAGATTGGATGAAATAGACTCAAGATTATATTCTTTATATAATAAAATAATGTCCGCAAACGATTTAATGTACTTTACCGATGAACAACTAATTGAAATGTTAGGTGGGAATGCGGCAGGGTCTTCAGGTGTTGAAAGTGGTGATAATGACGATGAAGGTGGTGAAGGTGATGGATTGGATACAATTGTTGCAAATGGGTTAATATTTCCAATATTATTACACGAATTAATTAAAGGTTTTGCTTCTGTTGCATCAAGAGAACAATGGAGAGATATGGATCCATCAATGGCAACAGATGTTATGGGGCAAACTGATGTATTTTCTAACGAACCAATGCAATTTAGAGTTGGTGGTGAATTAGTTAGAAAACTAAAAACTCTATTACCTGATGAATTAGTTATTGATACTGAAGGAAGAAAATATCTACCTTTCTTTGAAAGACTTCTTTATGGTGTTCCTGCTGAAAAATTTTTAAAAGATATTATGTCTAACGTAATTTCAGAAGTACCGTCCGATAATGAAAAAGTTAAACGTGAATTTGAAAGATTATTATCTCAGGCAAAAAGAGATTACCAAAGATATATGGGAAATCAAGAAGATGAAGATGAGGACGAAGAAGATGATTTATTATCACAATTAGGTTTATAATTTCCTAAGATAAAATTAGTTAAAACCCCCTTTTATGAAAATAACTGGGGGTTTGATATTTATAGTTAAATAGTTTTATGAGTTTAACTAAAGAACAAGTAATGTTGGAGTATGTAAAATGTATGAAAGATACTCCATACGCACTAAAAACATATCTACAAACTTACGATAATACGGTATCACAATATGTACCATTACAATTATTTCCTGATCAAGTTTCATTGTTAAATGATTATGAAAATTACAATGAAAATATTGCCTTAAAATATAGGCAAGCAGGAGTATCAACGGTAACCGCCGCTTGGGTATCAAAGAAATTAGCATTTGCCAAAAAAATTAAACCAGAAAAAATATTGATTATTGCCAATAAACTTGATACGTCATTGGAGATGGCAAACAAGATACGTGGATTTGTTAGTCAATGGCCGAAATGGGTGGGTATTGATTTTGCACCCGAAAAAAATTCACAAAAACATTATAAATTAAATAACGGATGTGAAGTTAAAGCGGTTGCAACATCAAAGGATGCACTTCGTGGTTTTACACCAACAATATTAATATTTGATGAGGCGGCGTTTATTGAGGCTGATAGTGATTTTTGGGCGGCTTGTATGGCATCACTATCCACAGGGGGTAAGGTGATAGTTGTATCCACACCAAATGGATACGATCCAATTTATTACGAAATATACGATCAGGCAAGTAGAAGTATGAATGACTTCAAAATTACTGAAATGTTTTGGTTTAGAGATCCAAGATACACTAAAGATTTATACCTTGTTAAAACTGAAGATATTATTCACTATCTTCTAAATAAAGAAGAATATTCAACAGAACAAATTTTAAGCTGGGAAGGTATCCCGTTTGAAAATAGGGATTATGATGAGCTAAAGGACATAATGAGTAAGGGTTATAAGGCTTGTTCTGTTTGGTTTGAGGGGATGGTTAAAAAACTTAAGTATGACAAACGAAAAGTTTCTCAGGAGTTGGAGTGTAACTTCCTTGGATCTGGAGATAACGTATTTGATTCCAAACTAATGCAAACAATACGTGAAAATATGGTTAAAGAACCCGCCAATAAAATGATGGGTAATTCTTTATGGATATGGAAGGAACCAGTTGTTGGGCACAAATATATAATGGGTGTTGATGTGTCTCGTGGGGACAGTGAAGATTTCTCAACTATACAAATTATTGATTTTGATGAAAGAGAACAAGTTTTAGAATATATTGGAAAAATCCCACCTGATGTTCTTGCTGAAGTTGCCTATAAATGGGCTAATATGTATTCCGCCTTTATTGTAGTTGATATTACGGGTGGTATGGGTATTGCAACATCAAGAAAATTACAAGAACTTGGGTATAAGAATATGTATGTTGACGGAGTTGATTTAAACAACACTTGGAAATATAACCCAAAAACGATGGATAAAATTCCGGGTATTAACTTTAACAATAAACGTGTTCAGATTATTGCGGCTTTTGAGGAAGGAATGAGACATAAATTTAGAATTTATAGTTCTCGTTTATATAATGAAATGAACACATTTGTCTACATAAATGGTAGACCCGATCACCAAAAAGGACATCACGATGATTTAATTATGTCAATATCAATGGCATTATATGTTGGAGAGTCATCATTTAGTAGTTTAGAAAAAGTGACACAACAAACCAAGGCGATGTTGGAATCTTGGACGGTTAATGATAACACATCAATAAAAAAAGACATAGACTTCAATCCAGTAATTCCAAATACAAATTTTGACAGAAGATTAAATAATAATGAAATTAGTCGAAAAGATTATGAACAATATGGTTGGTTATTTGGTGTTAAATAATATTTATGATTATGGGATTAGCAAAAAGAAAAACATCGGGAAACATAATTGGGGGTTCAACATTGATTGTTCCGGGTCAACCTATTTTAAGTGCGAAAAAGTTTGAAGTCACGTTTTCAAACAAAAGAGGTTCAGTTCCTGATGAAACAAGACAAAAAAATCCAGATAATCAATCAACATCAGGTAATACAAACAACTAATGTATACTTATAGTATAAAGTTATTAAAATTATAGAAAAAAAATTATAATATAACTATGGAACAAAACCAAAATAATCTAACAATATGGCAAAGATTATCCCAAGCTTTTGGACCTAATTCTTTATTAAATCAAGATTTACCAACATATAAATTAGATAAGAAGGAATTATTAAAAACCACCAATAAGCAAGAGTATGAGACAGAGAAGTTGCAAGCACAACAAACTTTATACTTATCGGGACAATGGGCAAAAATTGAAAATAACTTATACACACAGGCGATTTATTATGAGCCAACAAGATTAGCATCATTTTACGACTACGAATCAATGGAGTTTACTCCTGAAATATCAACAGCATTAGACATTTATGCCGAAGAATCAACAACACCAAATCAAGATGGGTATATACTTCAGATTTATTCTGAATCAAAACGTATAAAGGGTATTTTGGCAGATTTGTTTAATAACGTATTGGACATAAATACTAATCTTGCGATGTGGACAAGAAATACCTGTAAGTATGGTGATAATTTTGTTTATCTTAAGTTAGACCCTGAAAAAGGAATTGTTGGTTGTATGCAATTACCTAATATTGAAATTGAGAGGTTAGAAAGAGGTATGTTGGCAAGATCAACAAATTCTGAGGTGGACCCAAAATCAAAAGGTTTAAAATTCCATTGGAAGGTAAAGGATATGGAATTTAACTCTTGGGAGGTTGCTCATTTTAGATTGTTAGGTGACGATAGAAAACTTCCATACGGAACATCAATGTTGGAGAAAGCAAGACGTATTTGGAAACAATTGATGTTATCTGAGGATGCAATGTTAATCTATAGAACATCAAGGGCACCCGAAAGAAGAGTGTTTAAAGTATTTGTCGGTAATATGGACGATAAAGATGTTGAACCATATGTACAAAGGGTAGCAAATAAATTTAAGAGGGATCAAGTAGTTGATAACAAAACGGGAAATGTTGATTTACGTTTTAATCAGATGGCAGTGGATCAAGATTATTTTGTACCTGTTAGAGACCCAGCACAAACAATGCCAATTGAGACATTACCAGGTGCTCAAAACTTATCGGAGATTGCTGATATTGAGTACATACAAAAGAAGTTAGTCACCGCTTTGAGGGTTCCTAAGGCTTATCTTGGTTTTGAGGAAGTAGTTGGTGATGGTAAAAACTTATCATTACAAGATATTCGTTTCGCAAGAACCATCAATAAAATACAAAAAAGTATGATTGCAGAAATGAATAAAATCGCAATCATTCATTTATTCTTATTGGGGTTTGAGGATGAGTTGAGTAATTTTACATTGGGATTAACAAATCCATCAAAACAAGCGGACTTATTAATGGTTGATG